TTCAAGAAGAACTATAACGAATAGTGGCAACGCAGTCGAGCAGATTATTTTTCTATCTCGTGAATCTTTTCATGAATCACCTTGATATCAGACTCAACATCATACATACGTTCAATCAGTTTGTTGTGGGCATCCTGTTTGCGTTCCAAACGTTCAATGTCCGAGCGAAGTGTAGAGATGTCCGCTTCTGTTTTGGCATCCCTCACCTTGTCTTTTGTGTTGTTGGTGATGATAACACCAAGGAGGGTCAGGAGGCCCGTTCCAAGTGAGGACAGAACACCGATGACAACATCAATCATGATTAAGCCCTCTCCATGTTCATTACAGCAGCAAGACCAGCTGCCAAAGCAGAGACCCCCATACCGACCAAAACGGTATAGAGGGTCTCCCTTGGAGCGCTAAAGTCAATGCTCTCTGCACTCATAACGATATATCCGAAGAAAGCCTGCAGAAAAGTTCTACCTGCCCTTCGGATGGATTCTTTTGTAAAAACCATAAGCATTCTCCTATTCTTTCAGGAACTCTTCACGAAGGTGATAATGGTGTTATCACTGGTCGTTGGAATGGTGTTACTAACTACCGGTTTTAAGCCATTCACTCTGTCGTGAGTGTGAGTCGTTTCAGCTTTTTCATCCAGTTTGATTTTCAGTTTTGTAAGCACCCGTAAGAGACCGGTGCTGTCAGTATATTTTGACATTGGCATCCTCCCATTAAGTCGCGGTCAACGTTGCAGTATATACAGCTGACACCTGATTCCCAGAGCCATCTAAAAGATAGATTTCAATTACATGTTCACCAGAAGTCAAAGCACCTTCGTACCAGAGGTTGCAAGTTTCCGACTCACTATCATCCGTGTAGACAGTGCCTGCACAGGGGTCTGCGTTGACCTGCGTTAAATCTCGAGCAGCAACATCCAACTCATCATCCGGAAGTTTATCTACCGTCACATAGAACACTAGGCGACCCCGGCCTGATCCGGTAGTGCCAAAGTAGGTATATTCAAATCCTGTAATCACATAGTCATATTCTTCAATGACGGGCTCATCTGTACTTACAACGAGAGTGATAACTGATTCATCATTGACCGTTGGATTGGTTTCAGAAACGACAATACTTAATCCATTCACCACATTATGGCTGTGTTCCAATGGTGATTTTGAATTCAGTTTTGGTTTGAAATCCTCCAGAAACTGTTCCAGGGATTCATATTCGGTGTATTTCATTGTTCACCCCACTGCTGTTGCGTTTGCATATTCGTTTGATTCACCAAAGACTTTCTCTGAACCGTCGTACACTTCACACTCCGTTGTCCCTACAAACACAGCCTTCACCTGCAGAGTTCCAACGTATATCTTTCGCACCTTTGAAATGGCATACAAGGAGGCATTTGCCGCAATGGTCACCTGATATGTTTGGTTACTCGACACTTTCACTCCATTCAGATACCACCCATCAAACACATACCCCAGTAGCGCCGTAGCCACCAGGGTTCTCGTTTCTCCGGAAGATGCCTCAATGAAGGTTTCACCAATCGTTGTAGACCCTGCAGGAACGCTTGCCGCCCCACTAATAGAGGTTCCCTCATCTGTATAAAGATATGTTTTTACATCTGGTTCCTCATAGGACCACTCAACAGTGAACCAAATATCATAAAGTTGCCATGAACTAAACGACACCCACGCACTGGTTTTATATGCCTGAACACAAATAGCATGCATATCAGGGTGAGTTCCACCCCGCATCGCTCCACCAGAATAATCTGATGTGGTCCGGTTGGCGATAGAGGTTGACGCTGTGGCATTACTAGATGAGGAAAAGACACCACTCTTCCATCCATAATTGCCTGCATCCATGCAAGCTTTAGGTGTATATGTGTGGTTTCCATTGCAATACCAAATTGTGTTCCAAATATTCAGTTTTCTGCTTCCGTCAGTAGTCGTTGATGCTTTTGCACGATACGTCATTGTGACTTGTTCAATGGTGTAATCAACATCAGGGACAGTTCCGGAACTGACTGTCAAATTCATAATGGCGTTCTCTGCATTTGAATTGCCTGACGTAACGCCTGTATCGGAATAGTAAGTTGAGTCTGAGTTATCACCAATGTTCGTACCGGGATTCATGTTCGTGGTCCAACTAGACGGTGCAGATGAATTGTAGAACCAGTCTGAGAAGGTTCCTGAAGAACGATATGTTCGTTGTGAGGTTGGCCTAAGAATGTAGCTGCCAGTTACTGTTCTGGACATCCTAGCCTCCTATTACGATCCAAACACCTCGGTGAACATAGCATCGATTTCTGCATTGGTAATGGACTCAATTGCAAAGAGCTGGCCAAGCGGGTCCCATGCAGAACCATTCCATGCATAGTTCATATCGGTCGCTTCCACATTGTAAACATCACCAGCCGTGTTGCCGGATGCAGGAAGATTTGCGACAGCTGCCACAGAGCCTTTGTACTTGTAAACGTTCGTAAGGTCCGTTTTCAGTGCGTAGTTTGATGCATCCGTAAGGCTTGCCACCGTGGTTGGAACGGTGATATTAACCCCTTTGTTTGTGGGCGTTAATGCCGTACCGTTCACGCTAACAGACTCAATCACATTTGCTTCTGCATTAGACGGAGCATGAGCCTGGGTGCTGTGGGTATAAGCAGCATCATAATTAGCTTTCAACGCATCCGTCAGGTCATTGGTAACTGTTGGGATGGTCGGCTTATTAGTCAGGTCGTTGTAAGATCCAGAGAAAGCAACCGTTTTAAAGTCTGCATACCACTTCGCGATTTTTCCGAAAATGACTGCAAGAGTCTCATTGGAGTTGATATTCCCCCTGCTGCCTGCTGCTGTGAAAGTAGCTGTGACATCGGAACCATCGCCATCCGTTTCCAGATAGCCTTCAAGGTCTGTGGCCTTTGCAAAATAAGTATCTGCATGACCATTCAGAGCCTTGGCATTGTCCACCACACCATCCATGTCCTGGTCGTAGGTGGATTTCATCATATCGCCACCACCGGCATCCTCAATGGCAGCAACCGCCTCGTCCACCTGCCGTTTCAGTTCTTTGCCCTGGGCGGCAGAAAGAGCGTCTGTTGTGCTGTCAGAAGTCAGCGTGTTATTGACGGTGGTCTTGTTGGCCTGTGCTTCAATCGCAGCAAGTTTATTCTTTTCAGCAGTTGTGTAATCGTTAGCCGACAGGCCCTTCCCCGTTTCCTTATCTACTTTTGCATCAAATTTTGATTTCAAAAGCTGAAGCAGGTAAAGGACACCATTGGTATCTTGATATTTGCTCATTAGTCAAACACCTCATTAAACATCGTTAGGATTTCCATATTGCTCATCGTTTCAAGCCCAAGGTCAGAAAAGTTCTTGTTTCCTATCAGTTCGACTTGCTCGATGGATGGCTTGTTACTCAGTTCGTTGTAATTCTTCTCGACAGCCCCTTCATGGTAAGTCCCAAAAGATGCCTTTAGTCCACCAGGGGCAGAGAGAGAAGCATAGAAAGTATTATCTTTTCCCATTACAGTTCCCCCTCATAGACGGGATATTGCAAGTCTCCAAGCATGATGTTGGAAGCAAGAACATCTCCATCATTTGTTTTCACTCTCAGCTGAAGACGCACTCTTCCTGGGGACAGCGACAGGGACTCTTTTTGCGATAGTTGAAAAGTGACTGTATCTTCAGAGATGGTCAGTTCCTCCTGATTGGTTGTCAGCCGATTTCCTTTTCTATCTTCAATAGTCAACTGAACCTGTGCCATAGGAGTGAGATCGATATCTGTTTTGATTTCAATGGTAGGAGTTGTTCCCTGCCACATTACCCTCACCTCACTCTGCCAGAGCCTCTCTGGTTTTGGGACCCACGGAGCCATCTACTTCAAGGCCATTCGACCTCTGAAAGGCTTTTACTGCTTCCTCAGTCGCAGGGCCAAAGAAGCCATCGATGTGGTCTTTGTAGAACCCTTTTTTCTGTAGTTGGAACTGCACCCAGCGAACCGCATCTCTTCCTGTTTTGATTCTGCCGTATTCATACTTTTTGCGATTTACCACATATTGCGGTTTCGCATACGGGTTGCCATTCGGAAGGTTATACTTTTTTGCATAGACTTCCGGGTCAATATACGAGC